CGATATGTGCTATAGTATTCGTGTCAGATAGGGCAGTGTTTTTGTGCCGTTGATTGATGCGGCGCGGCGGGCGTGATAAAAACGCATCACTACCCTAACCTACAGAGGTGACAAATCGACCTAGCTATTTCACTCTCATAAAAAAATCCCGGATATGAAAAAACGCCCGTATTGGAATTTCTGGAAAGTTGTATTAGCAGGGTGGTTAATTAGGTATCCAAAAACAATGTCCAAGGTGGTGTTAATACCCCTTGGATTTTTTATTGTTCTGGTATATAATGCCCTTACAAATTGAATAACTAGAAAAAAATTCCCGGAGGTAAAATGAAACCCACAAAGGTTTATCACATATACACAAAGGATGAGTGTATATACAATAATTTAAGTGAAGAAGAATTCACTGAGAAGTGGACAGAACTGAGTGCAATGGTAGGATTATTACATACTGATTTTTCGCCCACTGATCTTTCTTATGAGGAGTGTACTAGACACTGGGGAGGATACTGTGCGGATAACACGACAGAACCTGCTGGTGATGATTCGTATTGACACCCTACATAAACACTGTTAGAATTGGATTGAGTTACTTAAACTTATGGCAAAAGGATTTACAGTTAAAGCAAACACTCCGAGTACAAAGAAAGTAAAAAAGGAGGAGTGGGATATTGCTGCTATTAAAGAACGAATGAAAGGTAAGACAATTGTATTTTGTCTACCTGGACGAGGAGTATCATATATCTTTCTGAAGAACTTTGTTCAACTTTGTTTTGATATGGTACAGAATGGTATGGCCATTCAGATCAGTCAAGATTATTCATCAATGGTAAACTTTGCACGTTGTAAGGTTCTTGGTGCGAATGTATTGCGTGGACCTGATCAGATTCCTTGGGATGGTAAATTGCAGTATGATTATCAACTGTGGATTGATAGTGACATTGTATTTGACACTAACAAGTTCTGGCAGTTATGTGATCTTGCACTCTCAGAAGATGGCACAGAACGTGAAATCACTGCTGGGTGGTATGCCACTGAAGATGGACACACAACTTCTGTCGCACACTGGTTAGAAGAGGATGATTTCCGTAAGAATGGTGGAGTGATGAATCACGAAACAGTCGAATCTATCCAGAAGCGTAAGAAGCCATTTACTGTTGACTACACTGGTTTCGGATGGGTGATGATCAAGAAGGGTGTGTTTGAAGATGAGAAGATGAAGTATCCTTGGTTTGCTCCTAAGATGCAAGTCTTTGAATCTGGAAGCGTTCAGGACATGTGTGGTGAGGATGTCTCATTCTGTCTTGATGCTATTGAAGCTGGTTATGATATTTGGTGTGATCCCCGGATCCGCGTTGGGCACGAAAAAACTCGCGTAATCTGAACGTGACTCGTTTCAACTTATATTATGATAATAAATTGATTCGTAGCGACCTCTCGTTTGAAGATGCAACAGAGGTCCTACAAGACTTCTCCGAAGAATTTTTCTCAGGTGAAGGAACTATTAATCCAAACAAAATTGAACTTAGGGAGAACAATTAATTATGGCACGCGCTAAAGTTGGTTTGACTGGCGACAAGATGATTGAAGCCACACCGAAAAAGACTCGTCAGGGTCAAGGTAAGCACACCAAGTATGCTGCTACATCACGTAATGGTAAGAAGAAAGTCTATCGTGGCCAAGGTCGCTAATTTATTTGCATCTCCTCTTCATATTGAGGAGATGCTTTTTGATGTGAATAGTATTCGTGAAGAATGCTATCAGAGACAAAATAATAATCCTGGTAGAGAACTTTCTAATATGGGTGGTTATCAATCAGGAGATTACTTTCTTCCTGATTTATTTTTTAATGATCTATTCTTAAAGATTGAAGAGGCAGGTAATGCTTTTGCAGATTTAATTGGTATTCGTCCAGTTAAAATAGATAACTTTTGGATTAATATCAATCGTAAAGGTCATTACAATCAAAAACATGATCATCCTAACTGTCAATTGTCTGGAGCATATTATGTGAAAGTGCCACCAAACTCTGGTTTGATTAAATTCATTCATCCATGTGATAGATTTATTACAAGAGATTGGAATGTCAAAGAATTTACACCATACAATTCAGAAGTATGGGGATTTGAACCAAAAGAGAATGATCTTTATATCTTTCCTTCTTGGCTTGAACATTCGGTAACTCCAAGTTCAAGTGATGAAGATCGTATTTCAATCTCATTTAATTTGATGAGTAAATAGTTGTAACGACTTTGTTACTTTATGGCTACATTAATTTGTAACTTACCCTCTATTGAAGTATGGGTAAGAAAAGAATATCTGACTGACCACCAATCTGGTCATGGTGAATTTGTAAAGGGCGTTTGGGTGTCGTGTAAGTCGATACCTGGACGTACTTTTTATTTTGAGACATACTTACCAGAGTATGCTGCAATGTATGATAAACTGCCTATCAGTGCCTTTGTAAGCGAGCCTGAGACGCCTTCACCTGATATGAACCTACCTAACCTACAATTCTGGAATTGTATGGACTATGGTGTGGTCTCTGTAACTAAACAATTCATTGGTTCAATGGATTATGAGTTATATACTAGGGACCATGGGATTCAAAAAGGTACTTATATCTGTACAATAGATAATTATCATCAGGATCCTGATACAATTGACTATGCAACAAGTGAAAATCCTGCCGAACACAAGTCTCATAACCTAATTGAGCTTGATAATGGACAGTATGCACTCTATCCAAACAATAGAATGCGTATTTTTGACAATAGTTTGACACCTGTTGAACCAAAAATGCCTGATTTTAAGGTATCAACGCAATATTACAGTGTTGAGAATGGTTTTGATCGACTTGGAATGGGTCGTGAAGACGAATATTTTTGGAAAACTGCTAAAGAACGCGAAAATCAACCTAAGGAGAACGAAGATGAATGACTTTCTAGACAATTTAGCTAATGATCAGCATCAAAAGATGCTTCGTGAGATTGCAGAAGACGATCTGACACCCAAAAAGAAGGATAAAAAGGACGAGCAAGAACTCTGGGAGCGAATTGATACTGGAGGTGCCTCACCAGGAGTATGGGAAAGAGGTATCATTAGTGAGTGATACCCCTATAAATAAGAAAGAACATACTATACAAACATAGATAATGCCTTTAGAAAGGGTAAGTCAAGGCTTTAGAGACATAAGTGGATCATTTCAGAGTCACCCTTTGACAAATGATATGATTGGTCTTAAGAATGCATCTGCAATCGCAAGATCCATTCGTAATATTGTCATGACTGCCCCTGGAGAAAAGTTTTTTAACCCCAGTTTTGGTTCTGGTATCTCTCAACTGCTTTTTGAAAACCTTGATATTATAACTGCAGTTGCAATTAAGGATGAAATTGAAAATTCTATTCGTAATTATGAACCAAGAGTCGTATTAGAGAACGTTCTGGTCAAGCCAGACTTTGATAATAACTCATATGATGCAACAGTTATCTATAGAATCGTAGGAATTGATGTTCCTACACAAGAATTAGAGTTTGTATTACAGTCAACTCGATAAATGGCACTAGTAAATTTCGCAAATCTGGATTTCAACCAGATAAAATCCACTCTTAGAGAATATCTTAGAAATAATTCCAATTTTACGGATTATGACTTTGAAGGATCTAATCTGTCAACGGTTCTGGACGTTTTAGCATATAATACTTACATTGCATCGTACAATGCCAACATGGCATCGAACGAATGCTTCATTGATAGTGCTACATTAAGAGAAAATGTAGTAGCACTTGCAAGAAATATTGGATATACCCCTAGATCAAGAACAGCTTCTGCAGCAGTAGTTAGTTTTTTCGTTGATACTGACGGAATTACACCTGCACCAACATCAATTACGTTGAATAAAGGTCCAGTTGCGACTTCAAACGGTGCTTTTGGTGGAGAATCGTATGTTTTCTCATTACTTGATGATGTAACAGTCCCAGTTGTCAATGGAATTGCATCATTTGACCTCTTAACCATCTATGAAGGGACATATTTAACTGAAACTTACACATATTCATCAAGAAATCCCAATCAAAGGTTCTTACTCAACAATGTTGGAGCAGATTCCAACACAATTCGTGTAAGAGTAGGTACAAATAGCTCTACTGCTAAGCAAACTTACACATTACAGGACAATTTATTTGATATTGACGGAGATTCAAGAGTTTACTTTTTACAGGAAGTAGAAGATGAGAGATATGAACTGATTTTTGGTGATGGAATCTTTGGAAAAGCACTAAGTGAAGGAAATCAGGTAGAAATCAACTATTTGACCACTAGTGGTGGGTCATCAAACGGAGTTGATAACTTTGCATTCAACGGAAGAATGACTTATGTGAGAAATGGTGTTACTTATACTATTTCTCAAGGCGTTTCTCTCCTCACTACTGATATTGCTTCTGATGGTGGTGATGTTATTGAAAAAGTTGACTCAATTAAGAAGTTTGCACCTAGAATCTATGCTTCTCAAAACAGAGCACTGACAGCAAATGACTATGAAACACTAATTCCAGCAAAAATCTATCCAGAAACTGAATCTATTTCTGTTTTTGGTGGAGAAGAGTTGATTCCTCCTCAATATGGAAAAGTATTCATTAGTATCAAGCCAAGAACTGGTGAATTTCTCCCAAATCTCATCAAAGAGAATATTAAGAGAGATTTGAAAAAATATGCTGTTGCTGGAATCGTTCCTGAAATCCTTGATTTGAAATATTTGTATCTTGAGGTTACATCTAACATCTATTACAATACAAATCAAGCTCCATCATCATCAGAAGTCGCTACAATTGTTCAAAGCAACGTTGAGTCATATGCCGACTCAAGTGAACTGAATAAGTATGGTGCTAGATTTAAATATAGTAAATTTTTAAAAATTATTGATGATAGTCACGAAGCGATTACTTCCAACATTACCTCTGTAGCAATGCGGAGAGACGTTAGGGCTGCCCTCAACACACTCGCAGAGTATCAGATAGGGTTTGGTAATCAATTCCATATTGCAAGGATGAGTGGGTACAATATCCGATCAAGTGGATTCAGAGTTGCTGGTGTTACTCAGAATGTTTACATCGGAGACATTCCAAATACCAATAGACAGAACGGTTCATTGTTCTTATTCACTCTTGATAATCCAGCATCAAGAAACCCAACAATCGTTAGAAGAAACGTTGGTAGAATTGACTACATTAAGGGAATTATCACATTAAATCCAATCAACATTCAATCAACTCAAAAAGTGATTGATGGTCAGTCTGTGATTCAAGTGGTTGCTACACCACAATCAAATGATGTAATCGGACTACAAGATTTGTATTTGCAACTTGATGTAAATAGCAGCGTCTTTGAAGTTATCACTGATAGCATCGCTTCTGGAATTGATCCATCTGCATCAACTTATACAGTCTCTTCAAGCTACAATTATAACAGAGGTTTACTGGTAAAACCATAAAATGACACAAACTAGAGTTCCATTTAAGTATATTGTAAAAAATCAACTTCCCGACTACGTTCGGGATGAATTCCCTTTGTTGGGAGAGTTTTTATCGCAGTATTACCTTGCTCAAGAATTTCAGGGAGCTCCTCTTGATTTACTTCAGAACATTGATCGTTATATCAAATTAAATAATAATGCGAATGTAATAAAATCAACTTTTCTGCGATCAGATATTACTGCAACTGATACTACAATACTTGTTAATAACACAAATGGTTATCCTGACGAATATGGTCTAATTAAAATTGATAATGAGATAATTACATATACTGAAAAAAACGATTTTAGTTTTATTGGATGTATTCGTGGATTTCAGGCTCATGCCAAAGATCCTAAGAATGAAACTTTTGTTTTTTCAGATTCCGAATCAGCATCACATAAAGCAGAAGCAACGGTAGAAAATTTAAGTGTAGATTTTCTGTCAAGATTTTTTAAAAAGGTAAAACATCAGTTTTTACCTGGACTTGAAGATAAAACATTATCCGACAAAATCAATAAAAATCTTTTTGTAAAACAGGCAAAAGATTTTTATACATCAAAAGGCACTGACCAATCAT